CTGCACCGCCTGCAAATGGTGCACGACCACTTGTGCGTTGTAGATTGGGAAGAAGGTCTTTGTGACCTTGCCAATGAATTCAAGTTGAAATATGCACCACCGGTGATTGCATGAAGTTCACGGTAGACCAGTTCTTGTCGTTCACCACCCCACTAGAGGGCAAGGTTGACACCATGTATGTGGACGCCAAGGGCTACATCACGGTTGGCTATGGCAACCTGATTGGTACCCGCAAGTACGGCGAGGGCCTACCGTGGGTACGCCGTACCGATGGCTCCAGGGCTACCGTCACCGAGTATGACGAGGAGTTTGACCTGCTATCCGGCAAGGCGGAGAAGCTCGCCAAAGATGGCTGGATGGCAGCAGAGAAGCTGTGCAAGCTGCGCCTGACCGATGATGGCATGCTGGACCTTGTGGGAAAGAAGCTCGCTTCCAACGAGGCTCAGCTCAAGATTGGCTTCCCCGACTACGACAACATGCCAGCTGACGGGCAGCTGTTCCTGCACTCCATGGCGTGGGCATGCGGTCCATCGTTCTGGGTTGCTGGACCACTGGGCAGGTACCCTGCGCTGCGAAAGACCATCAATGATGCCAGGCTGGACCCAGTTCAGTGGGTGCTTGCGATGAAGCAGTGCGACATCAACCCCAAAATTGGCACCATCGTAAAGCGCAACGAGCTCAACAAGATTCTGTTGTGGAACTCGTTCTGCCGTACAAGCTGGGAACCGTGGACAACCAAAGACGGCAGCACTGTCTTCGCACTCGCCTACCCGGGTATCTCTATGGCCACGGGCGTGATACTGGGAGACTTCTTCACTGGGCTGGTACAGCTGCTACTGAACCGTTACTTTCAAAGCTTGCCCGGAGCCCGGAGTCGGCTGGATTTGGATGGGAAAGTGGGGCCACTTACGCTCGGGAGGATCCAGGATTTCCAGAGACATCATGGTCTAGTGCGAGACGGCATTGTGGGCCCACTCACACTGAAGGCACTTCTGGCGTAGTCAATCGGAGGTATTATGAAAAAGGCAATCGCAAGTCTACTATCTGCTGCCGTGGTGTGCCTCCTTACCAGGCCGTCCTCGGCAACGTGCTCAGAAGGAACGTTCACGGACTTCTATCCCGGGGACGATTCACTGTACCCATTCTCGGCAAACGTAAGCTCTTACCTGTGGCCTCACGATGGGAGAGCGTTTGAGGACTTCGAGCAGTACGCGAATAATGTGCTGCTCGGAGACTCCAGCAATCAGCCTTACTGGCAGTTCAGGGTCACGTCAGGAACCCTGAAGTCAAGACACACCATCACTCCATTGTGGAAGCGTGGGTTCATCACAGGGGCTTCCCCAAAGTATGCATTTCGAACCATCCTGCGTGCCGGAGGGAAGTACAACGCCAGCCACCGACCTCGCAGATTTGGGAGCATGACCATAGAAGCTCGTTTCAATGCTGCTACATGGTACGCGCCGGTCAACGCAGTGAAGCCCGGCTTCGTTCTATTCAGCCACTACAACACCGAGGATGATTTCTATGCTGCTGGTCTCAGGAAAAACGGCGCCATAGTTCTCGAGAAGCAAACGCACATATGGGCCGGGGGTGAGTTTAGGACCCCTGAGCCGTGCCCTTACGATCAATTGAGCGGCACTGGAGGCGGTAGCCGCCTCATGTTGCCGAACGGGACTCGCCTGCCCGCAGGTCAGGACATCGCTCCTGGGTGGCACACGATGAAGCTTGAGTCATTCTGGAATGGTGCCGACAACCAGCTCAAATTCTGGGTTGACGGCGTAGACCAGTGGCCAGACACCATCATCCTGGACAACACGTTCGGATGGGGAACTGGTGGTATACGTACCGACTATGTAGACGCGTGGCTTGATGACGTGAAGATGTACTAGGTCCCGCCCTTAAGTTTCAGCTTCCTTAGCTCATTGATGCTCTCAAGCGAAGAGGCTGTAGCGGCCTGCTTCTTAGACTCAACAACAGCCTTCTCCGCATCCATGCGCGCCTTGGCCACATCGTCAGCCAGGGCGTTTGCTTGTGCGCGAGACTCCTCGGATACGAGTTGTACGGCTCGAGCCTCTCCAACCAGGCTCAGGATGAGGCGCACCGCGGATAGGACCAGGAGCTCCACTTCGGTCATGGACAGCCCCCAATGTGGCAATTTTGAATTGATGTGTAGTGAACCATGGTTACCATGTAGTTATGACTGATTGTAAAATCTGGCACGGAGCCAGGTCGGCGGCAGGTTACGGGCAGAAGAGAATTGGTGGCAAACTCTGGTACGTCCACAGACTGGCATTTTGGTGGTGGTACCAGATAGACCCATCAGGAATGTTCGTATGCCATAAGTGCGACAACCCGTCATGCTACAATCCGTCCCACCTGTTTATCGGGACACCGGCAGACAACATGGCTGACTGCTCACGAAAGGGCCGAGTCAGGAACAGGCCTTTCCCGGGATCTAGCAACCCGGCAGCAAAACTTACCGAAGAGCAGGTTTTGAGTATCTTGTCTGAGGCGAATGAACCTAGTGCGAACATGGCGGAGATAGGGCGCAGTTATGGCATCAACAGGCACATGGTGCGTTTTATAAAGACTGGGGTGAAGTGGTCGTCAGTTACCGGCGTCAAGGCGCCACCGGCCAAAACCGTACCTTCGGTCAACCTCGTCCCGGCACCTCATATCTGATTCGTACGAATAATTTCCCGGGTACCCGGCTGTAGCTGCGCAGGCGATGATTTCTGTCGTGTACGATTGCTCCGCCGAGGTTGGCCCCTGCGCTGGTAGGCAGCCAGACCCGCAGTGACCCACGGCAGTGACTCCAAATAGCACCAGGAGGGCAGCAGCGGTAGCCTTGGCCGCCTGCATGCATCCATCGGTGGTCATGATGAGGTTCATTGTTCGTCTTTCTTGATGGGTGAGGGAACCAGTACCAAGAGAAGGTACTGGAGCTTGTCTGAGTCAACCTTACCTAGACCCACAAGAACCGCAGTTGTGATGAACACAATGCAGAAGATGAGGCTTTGGCTCAGGTCCAGGCTGTATTTGGTCAGGTCAGGCATTGTCACTCGCACGGTAACATCTTGTGGGTGCCGCACTCATTTACACCACAGAATGCCACAAGGTCCGGCTTCTTGAGGCACACGGTACGGTCGCGTGACACGTTAGGGTACATGATGGCCTGTACCTGCTCTAGGTGAGCAAGTCCCAGCGCATGGCCAAACTCGTGCAGCATCACCTGCACGGACACGCCCTCCATGCGGTCCACGTTGAACACGCCTCGCACGGGGTGATGCCACGGGTTGTGGATACCCCCAGAGGTCATCCATGCCAGAACGCAGTGGTGCTCGTTCCACAGCGTTGAGGGGTCGTCAGGGGCACAGTCCTCGTCCTCCTCAGCAACGATGTCCAGGTCGTTTGTGGCGCGCATCAGCTGGTGCTCCAACTGATGGTCCACGATGTTGCTTACCGAGGTGAGCTCCAGGTCATAGACGAAGGTAATCTTTGCAAGTCCGCTCGTCTGCTTGTTCCAGATGTACGCAGCTCGCTCTAGATCCAGCCGTTCCGAGGAGGTGAAGTCAATGTCGGCATGGAACACCATCTCTGGCGGTGCCGTAGGAGACTCTCCGGGGAGCAGGCGTGGCAGAAGAACCTCTGACCCGCACCCCTGAAGTAGGACCATGGCTCCCAGGCATAGAGCTTGCTTGTACATATTCAAATGTTACCGCATCAGATGCGCGAACGCTCACCGATAGGTCCAACCCTGCGCCACTTTAGAGTGCCTACGTTGGCCCCAACGTGGTCCCAGAAGATGTCCTTGGTCGGGTCCAGGTAGAACAGTCTGGGTACCCCAACAACAACAAGGGCTCCATTGGAGCTGTCTGTGCCCGTGGTAGCCGTTCTGGAGCAGCGTACCCACGCGTTGAAGGTGAGTGCCTCAAGCTCCATCCAGACCTTCCCCGGAGGCGTACGGAGGCCTCCGGCGTCCAGCGGATAGCTGCCCCAGATACTGGTGGAGACGGCAGTTACGGCCGTAGCGATGGAGAACACCTGGAAGTCGGGGTCCGTACCCGCAACGCGTGCGGGTTGCCAGTTCACTGCACAAATACTCTCACTTGACATAATTTCCTCAGGTACGTGGTGGGTGAGTCAAAGTTGACCCACTTGATTTTGGACATTTTCGGCGTTACGGCGTTCTCTGTAGCTCACATGTTGGTGTCCTTCACCGTGACCGCTTTCACTTGTGGTGTCTTCACCGGTGCCCGGCGAAGCCACTGGGGCACGCGGATAGTGCGCTCTAAGGAGCTCCTGCCTAGTAGGAGAGCTATACCTCATGCTGTCGCCTGAAGGGGTGTCTGGAACTGTGAGATATCCACCGGCTTCTCCGGCTGGCTCTGCTGCGGCTTCTGCGCGTTAGCCTGGGCTGCATGAGCTTGCTGAACGGCAGCCACGAAATCCTTGCTGAGCGTACTGTCTATGGGCGCATCCAGGGCCATGCCAAGTAGAGCTACCTTGTCGGCTGGCACGAACTTGCCCTCTTGCTTCATGGCAAGAATCTCTCTGCCAGCTCGCTCCACGATGTCTGCATGTAGGTCGGGGTAGACGTACTTCACCGCGGCTACAGCATCGCGGCTCACGTCCCCCCTCTCAAGCCCTCCGACAATTGCCCCGACAGGATTCACCATCGCGTGAGTGGACCTGAGAAACTTCATCATCTGCCCGTCCAGTGCGGCAGGTACTAGCGGTTTGCTGAGGCTGGGAGCCTTCTCCTTGGGCTTGATGGACTGGGCATAGGCAGTTGCCCTTCCGTACGTGTTGGCCATCTCCTGGGACAGCTCAGGGTGCCCTGCACCGCTCAGTGCTGAAGCCAGGTCCCTTACACGAGCCTGGTGCTCCATGGAGCTCAGTGACTCAACCTGGTCCTTGCTGCGCTTGTAGCTCTCCATGGTGTAGGAGGGCTTCTCGCTGGCATGGTTGGACTCCGCTGCGATGCGGGCTCCAGTGAGGAACTTCTTCAGGCCAGATGATACTCGCTGACCCACCACCGCCTGAGCGTGTGCCGCATTGGCGCCGATAGCGTTCCTGTAGGCAGCCTCTGCAATGGCAGGAGCCATCTTCTCCTGCGCGTAGCCGATGAGCTTCTTGGCTGCAACCACGCCTAGTCCAAGGAGAGGGTTGTGACCGGATACCACTGAGCCAAGAGCCGTATACCCAGCGGTACCGGCGTCCCCGCTAGACAGGTGGATGGCAGACAGTTTGTTGGCTTCCCCAATCTCTTTCCTGACAGTAAGGTCCAGCAGCTCCGTGGACAGCCGCTGCTTGGTGACAGCACTTGCCCATTGGCTCGCAAGCTCTGGGTTAGCCCTCTGCATGGCTCCAACGAGCTCGTCATCAAACGCGTTCAGAGCCGTCTTGTAGACTGCTTGCTTGGTGCCGCTGGACTTCAGTACCGCGTCAGCCAGCTGCTCCCTGGATGCAGCCCAGGAGCTCCAGGTGCCACCCTCACCAAGGGACTCGAGCTTCTTGGAGATGTTGTTGGCGATGTTGCTTGCAGCGCCGTACTCGAGCTGCCCAACGAACTGCCCATGCACATCCGACTTGATGCGGTCACTCATGACCGATAGTCGCCCATCAAGTACTGAAGGGGACTCGCGCTGTAGTGACTCCAGAGCGTCTCTGGCAACCACAGCAGACCGCTGTTCCGTCTCTCGGGCTACCTGACGAATGACCGATGTCTTGGATGCGAGACTCGCATCTCCATCCTGAAGAATCTCGTACATGCCTCGCGTAGGAGCGGAAACGTCACCAGTCTTGCTGACCAGCTTGGACACCCCACCTTCAGCCGTGTCTGCTTTTCGGGCAAGTACCTCGGCAGGCGTAGGAACATGGTTGAACCTTTCCCCCAGTCCAACTATCTCGCCTTCCGATGCCCCCAAGTGACCTAGAGCTTTCTGGGCTGCTCGCTCTTCCGTTGCAGCGCCACCCGCAAGTCCGCGCGCAACCCTGCCCGAAGCAGCGTCCAGACCAACACCAGCAAGAGAGCTAGCGCCCCCAATAATGCCACCTGTAACGCCTCCAAAAAGTGCTCCATCCAGCCCCGATGCAAGAAGCGATTGTGCTGCCAGCGGCTTGTTGTGAATGATGTCTTCTGAGGTTGTGTGGGCCATGTTGACCAGGGCACCCTCAGTTGCGCCCCGTGCAGCCATCTGAATCGTGGGAGTTGCAAGCCTGCCCATGAGGCCGGCCTCAGGCAGCATCCTACCCACGAGCCGTTCAGCTAGACTGCCACCCCTTCCGAGAAGGCCGGCTGGGGTAGCGGCAAGCGCCCTTCCAATAATACTGCTGCCCCCCTCAGCTCCAGCAGCTGCCCCACCGGACAGCAGTGCCGGGACCAGCATGCCGGCAATGTCGCCCGCCTGGAACGCTCCAGAGCCCTCGGCTGCCTCAAGGTGCCCAGGGTCAACCAGACCGCTGCGAGCCGCTAGAGCCGGTCCTAGACCCAGCGTTAGGCCACTGCCCAGGCCCATCGCCGCCTGACCAGCCGTACCCCAGTTCTGGTCTACGTAGTCCTTGTTGGCCTGACCGCGAGCCGTGCCCTCTGCGTAGTCCTTGCTGACAGCTCTGAAGTTGGCAGCATCAGCCTCTCTCAGCTGGTTGGGTGAAAGCTTTACCGCTCTGCCGGCAGGGTCAATGGCGTACGTTGGACCACTGGGCGCAGCTGTGCCCGGGTCAACGCCTTCCTCAAAGACGCTATCGGGCTTCGCCGTCACTGCTTGTCACCCCTGGAAGGATTAATGGTACCTGGCTTGATGAGATTACGACCAGCTTCAGGGTTCCCCTTTGGCATGCCCTGGTACCCGAATACACGTCCGGCCCCGCCAGCGAGGTACAGGAGGGGCGCGTATTCGTTTCCTGCCATGTTCATCTTGTTGAGCGCCGCATTGCGCGTGTCCTCTGCTTCAGTGCGCGCAAACTCCTTCACCTGCGCCCAGCTGGAGCCCGAGTGAATTGCCTGGCTAAGAATGCGCTCCTCAGCGGGACTCAATGCACTGCCGGCGTTCTCCTTGTAATACCCCTGCTGCATCTTTCCGATGCTGACCCTGAGACGCATAGCCGCGTCAGCAGACTCTTTCTGCCTCTTGGCTTCATCCGTTGAAGTACTAGGGTCACTGACGATGCGCATCTTGTTTTGGTACCAGTCGTTGAACTCCGGAGCCGCAGCCCTGAGGGTGCTGTTGAAGAACTTTTCTGGGTTAGGCTCTGTAGCCTCAATGGCAGCCATCTGCCTTTGCACACGCACTAGGCCAGACATCTGCTTGTAGTAGCCACCGGCGTCCATGGCCGCGGCTATGTCCTTCACTCCTTGCTCGGCTTCCTTGGTCAGCGTTCGCCTGAACTCCTGAGCCGCCTGAGGGTTGTCCGGGAACTTTGCCGCGGCCTGACGCGCAATAGACGCCTGCGCATACTCCCATGAGCCCATACCACCAGGGAGTGATTGTCCCCTGGAAACCAGCTTTTGAGCCTCCTTGGGGAAGGACAGAAGGGCGGCGCCCTTTGCGTCCAGGGTCTTTCCGGTTGTGTTGGCTACCGTGGGAGTCCCTCCCGGCAGCGAACCTTGCGTTGCTGCTCCCACGGACTGCTTTGCGCGTGGGTCAAACGGTCCGCCACCCAGAGGCTCGTACGCGCCATCAAAGCCCTGCGACCGTCCCCTTATCAATGGACCATGCTCGTAGTGTGCGGCCTCGCGTATCCCTCCGGCCTGGTAAACCTGCATCCGAAGACGGATGGAGTCGTTCATTAGCGCCTGGTATGAAGCCTCAGCCCTGGCTTTTGAAATTGGAGACTCGTACTTCGCAGCAATCGCCTGAACCTGGTTGGCAGCCACCTCCTTGGCCTTAGATTCGGCCAGTAGGTCTCCAGCCTGGTTGTCTCCAGCAATTTTGCGGTACCCGTCCAGGTTGCTACGGAGAGCTCCAAGCTCCGTGTCGGCAGCCTGCTTCCTGTTGGCCATGTCTCGATTGATGGCCTCGTTGATGAGTTTCACGCCTGAAGTTGGGTCACCACCCAGCATAGGCATCAGGCTGTATGCAATGGCCGCAATGATGTTGCCCGGGTTCGTCCAGAACTTGCCCTGGTCTTGAAGGTCCTGCGTGTACTTGTCGGTAGCAAGCTCGAGGTTCTTCTGGCGCTGCTGCACGGCCTGCTCGTCACGAGCCTGCCTCACCTGCATCGCGGCCGCTGCAGTGGCTGACCGTTCAGCCTCCGACTTGTAGGCCCCAGCCAGCTCCTCGGCTCGTTCTGTTTGGGCCTTTCCGGAAGCCTTTACGGCCTCACCCAAACGCTCCGGCCCATTTACAAGGCCCTCTTCAAACCACTCCTTGCCTCGTTTGCCGCCTACCTTGGCGAACTCTTCCCCCTCCGGGACTACGGCGAGGTCGCTCCTAGCCCCTCCACCGCCGGCATTACGAAGGAAATCGTTGCCGTGTATGCGACCCTCAGAGTCTTGAACTGATAGGTCAAGCCCAGTGGTGTCTCCACTAAACCCAGGATGCTCCGGCACGAGTCCCTCCAACAGGTTTGGAGCAGCACTTGCGGACTCAGACTTGGGCTGAAACAGCGGCTCTTTCGGCTTGCCGGTAGCCGGGTCGTTGTTGGCCGGGTTGTTCCACGGAGTGGGAAGGTCACCCCTTCCGTTCAGCCCGTTCCATAGTCGTCCAGCCCCGCGCTTGAACTGCTCTAGGATTTCGTTCTGGCTAGGGTCAATGGCCGGCGGTCGTTCGTCACCCATGTGTCACCTCTGAAGAACCGGCACGCGTGGAATGCTCAGCGGCTGCTTCTGCTGCATTGTTGCTACTGCGTTTGCTGCGTTTGCTGAGACGGGTCCAGTAATCTGTGGTCCAGCAAGGCTAGGCCCAGAGGCCGGAGGGGGAGGAATGGGCTGCTGTGGCTGAGGACGCCCAGGCCCATTGGTGCTCGCAGACGGTGCCTGGTCCTGGGTAGCTGCCCATCCAAAGCCAGCCATGGCCGCATTAGCGGGGTCTTGCATGTCCTCAATGGACATCTTTGGCGCGTTCTGGCCGATGTCGGCTCCAGCCCACGGGCTGACTTGATAGTTTGGGTCAGACCCAAATTTGGCACCGATGGACTGAGCTGCCTTCGTTGGGCCCCCGTTGACCGTAATGCCAGCGTACCTGCTGGTACCACCCATGCCGTTGCCTAGCGTGTAGGAGCTGCCCTGTGTGGGCGCAGCTGGCTGCATGCCCTGTCCCATTCCTTGAGCCGCCTGCCCCGGGTCCTGGTTGAACGTGGCTGAAGCAGCGCGTGCTGTACCGCCAATTCCAGCTGCTGGCCTGAATCCGTTGGATACGTTGAAGCCCATCAGTCAACTCCCCAGGTCTTTCGTGGAAGGCTACGACCCATTCCACCCATGCCGGTGTACTCGGGGTCATCAGGCACAGAGAAATCCGATGCCTGCTTCATCAGGTTCTGTGAGGTCTGCGTATCTGCAGCTTGAGCCCCCGCACTGGCAGAGGCATCGTCTGCCCCCTGAGGCGTGTGGTAGCCACCGAATGCTTTTTGAGACGCGGCGTCATTCAGCTTGGTGTTGGCATCAGCCTGAGCTGCAGCACCCTTGACGTCCGGATGGTCACTGAGCCAACTTGGGATGTACGTCTCCCGGTCAGCCTTGACGTTGCTGCCATCGTAATTGGGCAAAGGGGCAGAGTCTGCCTTCTTTGATGCAGCCTAGTCCCTGTCCCATGCAGCCATCTTCTCGGCTTTAGAAGCAGCTCGCTCTCGCAGGTTGTCATCGTGATACTTGCTCAGTGCAGCTCCGCCAAACTGAAGGCCAAGCATCGCCCCACTGACGGCACCCTTGAGCGCCATGTCGCGCGTACGAGCACCGTTCGTATTGCCTGTCCTGATATTTTGTATGGTTTCAGGCACGGTGGATGCCCTATCCCCAAGACCCCCACCCCTATAGTCGTATTTTCCCATGTTCGTGCCTCAGTAGAGGTTGTTAATCGCGGAGCCTGCCATGCCGCCACCTGCAGCCCCTAGTGGTCCTCCGAGAGAACCAACTGCCGTAGCCCCTGCTGCCACTCCACCCTTTATAAGGGCCCTGTTGGCATCCTCCCTCTGCTTCCTGGCCGCAGCGGTTGACGCGGCCGCATCTAGACCGGCACCATTCTGCATCGCGTTCATTCGCTGGTCGTATTCAAACTGGCGCTTGTACGGGTCCTGACTCTGGTTGAACCATGCGTCATCGGCAACAGCTTGGTTGTTTGCTAGACCTCCCTGCTGTACAGCTAGGCCAGCGTTACCAACTCGCCAATCATCCTTGAGCTTTTGATTCAAGAAGATGTTTTTGTTGCTCTGGGACAGTCTATCAATGTCGCCCTGGGCCATGGCGTTAGCTCCAGACCCGTACAGTCCCATTGCATCGCCAATCTCTTTGGACCTACCCATGCCGCCAGACATAGCCGCCGAGGTGCCAGCCATTCCCGTAGCCTGGGCTCCCATGGTCTGGGCTCCGCCGAGGCCAGACAGGCCCCTTGCAGAGCCAGCATTGCCTGCTGCCTGGGCCATGTTCTGGTCCATGGACATAGACATCTGCTGGTCAGAGGCACTTGGAGCTCTCCCTGCAGCGGCATCACGGGCCATGTCCAGGGCAGAGCCCTGCTGGTTCCTGGCAGCATCAAGCTTCGCTAAAAGACGTGCGTTCTCCGGAGAAAGGGTTGCGCCCTTGCCCGTTCGCATAGCCTCTAGGGAATTAGATAGTGCTTCCGCGTTTGCCTGTTGCGAAGGGTCATTCTTGGACATCCCCCCCTTGAAGAAGTCAGACTCTACCTTCGCTCCACCTACACCGCCGCCAACGTCAGCAGCTCCCGGAGACTGGTAGGTGTTTTCGTCATTGATTCTGTTTACTTTGAACGCATGGGAGTCGTTCTGAAGGTTTTCGTCCTGACGCTGTTTGCGCCAGGCGGCATCTTTCTGAGCAATCTGCGATTGACTCAGCCCTCCGTCCCCGGTGCCCTGGTCTGGCCTGTCTCCATTGAAGAACAGGTCATCGTTATTCTTGAGACCCATTAGTCGTTGTTCTCCCTATTTTGACCGGCCGCATGCAAGTTCCACTTGGCCCTGGCCTCTTGGGTAGCCTGGTTGGCCTCGTCCTGGGCATGCATGGGGTCCCACGCGTTCACTGCAGCGCCAAAAGCGTTTCCGTTAGCAGTGTTGGCGTTGTTGCCAAATCCTACGGCCGCAGAGCCCATACCCAGGGCCGTCTTGTTATTCAGGTCTGCGCTGGTAGCTCCGAACTTGTTGGACTCGTCCAGAATCTCACCGGCCTGTCCGCGAGCTTGTCCTGCCAGCGTATTGTACAGCCCTCGTCCTGCAGCCATGTCCTGAGATCGCATCATGCCGGCTCCAGAGAACGCCTGCTGCTGAAGGTTGCTCGTGTTGGCAAGCCTGTTGGCCTGACCGGTAGCTAGAGCCGCCGCTCCGCGTCCTCCAGCAGCCATGGCGTTCTGTTGCTGGGTAGCCTGCTGGAGCCCGGACTGGAGTGACCGAATGCCGGCTCCAGGAGCCTGCCCAAGGGCCTGACGCCTTGCGAGCTCTATAGCCCCAGCCTGGTTTCCGTTGGCGCCTCCTTCGGCATTTGCCGCATCATACGGGTTGCTCTCAAGAAGTCCCCTGCCCTGGACCCTCTTGGTTATAGCCTGGGCGTCCTCTTGCGCGTTGTAGGCATCGTTGCCAAGGGAGTCATGTACCCCGACACGGCCCATTGCGATGTCGCGCTGGGCCTCGGCGCCACGCTCGCCCTCAGGGGCCGTCTGGGCATAGGTTCCGGTGACGAACTTCGGCGGCCTTACGATAGTGTCACCCATAACTGCCGCCTCCTGCAGTATTCATACCAGCCCTCACGCCTTCTGCCCAGAGGGCAGCCTTGGCACGCCCTGCTTGGGTGCAACCTCCGCTGCGATAGATAGAATCTCGCAACCTGCAGCCGTACCTATGGGGTACGTCACGGTATCTGCCGGAGCCTGGTCCTCAATCTTCACCCGCAGCGAGAGCACCTGCTGCTTCTGCGGCTGCAGGTTGAGCTCCTCAATCAGCTGTCCCACGGTTGTGGACGGCTCGAACGTGAACGTCTGCGTGTAGGTGGGGTTGTAGTCGTAGGCCAGCGATATCTTGACCGCGTGGTTGGAGCCGGAGACCTTCTTGCCAAGGAACATCACGTCCATGACGCGCTGCCTTGCCTGAGGTCCCTGCTTTATCCAACCCGTCTCAATCTTGAACGGTACCCAGTAGCCAAGACTGTCCGTACGCAGTGAGTTGTCCATGGCGGACACGCCAGTGTACCCGAAGCCGATGACCACCTTGCTGGTGCCCTGGTCCTGTACCGTGCCGATACAGCCGAGTGCTGCCCCGTACACCCCTGACGTTCCGGTGTAGCGATGTACGCTCCACGCGTTCACGGAGCGGTCGTAAATGATTTCTACGCCGGTAATTCCGAAAAACCCTGACGACAGCTCCGATGCCGCAAGGGTGAAGTGAACCCTGTCATCAGCATCAATGCATGCACCCGTTGTGACCGGGTTTGCACTGACCGTGTTCTGAACGTTCCTGCCAATCCAGTCCACCTTGAGGGACCTGGACAGCAGCTCTATGCCTCGCGCGGAGCGGTACATGATGCCGTCTGGGGTCACCACAATGCTGCGGTGGTCAATGCACCCATAGCTGGCAGCTAGAGCCTGAGGCGGACTGAACTCGTTACCCGTGGGTCCAGCTTCGCCAGGGCCATCTCCATCCACCGCGAAGATGGCGTCTCGCTTGAACACGAATAGGCGCCCGTCCATGGAAGCTAGCCCGGTGATGGGACCTGTACCAGCATGCACGAAGAAAGCGAACGCTGGATTGAACCATGGCTGCTCACCGTCCACGAAGAAGGAGCTGTAGAACACGCGCTGACCGAACGCATCTGTACAGAACATGCGGTCCTTGTGCTGGATGCAAAACCTGGTTCCTGGCGGGCCGTATCGGTCAGCTGCCGCGTTGGTGGTGCCAGGTTGCCGGTACATGACAGGGTTGGAGCCCAGGTTGGTGTCCGAGACGTTGTCCGTCAGCGTCAATATCCCTGTCGTTCCGTCTTTGGTAATCAGGGTAACGTTCGTGAACGGACCACCGCCAGCGTCTGACGAGGTACCTACCCAGTAGAACTGGGTTCCACCGTTCTTTGTTCTGAACACCTCAACAAGCGGGGCAGATTCCTTCCCGTAGTCCCTGTTGGTTATCCCGTGAGGCGTTATCCTTATTACGTTGGTTCCGGTTCCAGCGGCTACGTTCACTGCAGCTATGGGCCCGTACACTCTTCCGTATGCTGTTGATCCGTTTACGTCCGTGTGACGATACACGGCATAATACCTGTAGGACCCGTTCAGGTTTCCTGCGCCCGCAGGGGTTGACAGTATGCAGTTGGGCTGGTCATAGATGCCGCACTCGTACAGTCTTGAGCTGTCGTATGAGTTGATGCCACCATGTGCCAACTGGGTTGATCCGGCGAATTGGCAGTGCCCCATAGACCCACGGTGCCACAGCGAGAGCCTGTAGAAGCCCGTGGCGGCGGTTGCTCTAAACGTCTGTATGGGAACGTACGCCGAGAAAGCGTACCCATCGTAACAGATGTACCTGTTTACAGGCTGCGCGTATGCCGATAGAAATACTGTGGACAACCTGCCAAGTCCAAAATTTGGCTCAAGTGCGCATGCGATGCGGAAGCTGCCGAACGGTATCGCTACGCCGGTGTTGTTTTGCTGAGCCTGGGTGAATGTACTAAGGTCGGCAATTACGCTAGTTCCGCCCTCACCAAGAACCGCCCGTGCTGACGCGAGACCATTGTCTCCCTTGACTAGGTGCATATAGAACCTGGAGCTGACAGAACTGAAGAACGGAAGAGACCCCGGCCTCCATCCGTAAGCCCCGCCAACATAGGTGCCCGCAGCTCCAGGAGAGGCTATGGTTGCTGTAACCACTGACGGTACAGTGGTTGCACCAAGCGTTGCATCCTCGCACCTTACAACCAAGAGCTTGTTGCTTACCGTGTCGGAACAAATGAAACTGGCCTTCACCGCCGGGTTGTAGTCAGCAGTTGTGACGGCGAGCGAACTTGAGCTCACACCCACAAGGCGCACAAGGGCCCCGTTTGCGTTCTGTGTAATTAGCCACAGGGTGGAGGTTGCATCGTTTACGCACATCGCCCTGTATGCAACACCAACACCGTACGTTCCTGTAGTCGTAACATTGAGAAGCGTGTCAACCTTCATCACGGTTACAGCAAGGGTTGATGACAGCTCATACATTACGTACGCAGATGTGGAGTCTGACGTGACGTCTATCAGTCCTGGCTGTATAACTGCAGAACCTGAGTTGAACAGAACCACGCTGGCCGGCACCGTGGCCTCCGAGGCGGGCATGGAAGCTGTTGTATCGAACTGGAACGACTCAATGAATTGGCCAGCACCACTAGACGTCTGCATGTGCAGCTGCAGGAACCTGTCTGCCACGAAAGTAAGCTTGGCTCCAAAGTAACTTATGGCAGCCGAGCCGCTGGTATACGTAAACTTAAGCACATCGTACGTGTTGATGATACCTGTTGACCTTTCACATATGGTCAACCTTGTCCCGTAAGACGCCAGCGGTACACTTGAGTACTGCAGCAGCGCTGCGTCATGCGTGGAGTTGCTCGCCACTGATATTACGTTTGCAGACTCCGAGGTACCCTGTGCCTGTGGCCCCGTAGACGTAATCGTGTACGCCTCCTTGATGCCGAAGTCCATGATGGAGCCGCCGCGCTGACGGTATGTGGTTACAGCCTCCTGCTTGACCAGTAGCTTGCCACCATCAGCAATGATTCCCCAGCCACGGATGAGGGGAAGTATCTTCGCTGGGTACTGTGGGTAAGCTCCGGTGCCGGATACGTCCGAAGACTGTATGAGACCTGTACCCGGACGCTTCACCCAGGTGCCACCCTGGTCCTGCAGCAGGTTCTCTACCGTGGTTACGGTAGTGCTCAGGTCGGGGCTGTCGTTTTCGTTCATGCCCCCCTTCAGGTCAATGGTGATGACCTGACGCTCAAGGGGTCCTTGCTGTACTGTCACGGCTCATCCCTCAGGTACGAGTGAATTGGCTCAACCTTGATGGTCCAGTTGGTAGTGTTTCCAACGGTTGTGTTCTGCACGCTAATGGAAACATTGTTCCCAGAAACTGCAAACGTTGCGGTCATTCCGGCCGTAGCGGTTAGCAGTATTGCACCAGTTACAAGGTCAATAGTACCAGCACTCAACTGGCGTCTGGCGTGGAAGAAAATTACGTTTATCAGTCTTGATGACAGTGTCGTGGTGCTCTGACCGAGTATCGTCACCCTGTAGGTAGAGATACTGTTGTCCGGGATTGGAATGAGCATCGCCACCTGGGCGGCGGTTGAGCTGTAGGTGACCCTGACGGACTGACCCCCTGGTGGAGTGCCGAACCCATCAATGGTCGGTCCTGGGTCCAGAAAGCTCTGTGCTGGCTCCACACGGATGATGGCGCGTCCCTTGATGTAGCTACGGAGGAAGAGGCTGAGGGCGGTGGAAGACGAGTCGTAGACCAGCCTGGGTGCCTCCGTTGGGCTCACGCCTCCAGCCTGGGAGAACCAGCCCACCACGGTCCAGCGCACCGAGGTGGTCTTGAACCCATGAGGCAGCTCCACAAGGGTGCCTGAGTCGGGTAGGTTGACCTCGAACTCGGTAGCCTCTGGCTGAAGAGCTGCCTCAAGCTTGTTCACCCTGGCCACGATTTGGCGCAGGTTCTCGGCTAGCTTGCCCGTGTCCTTAACGTCCTCCTCGGAGACGCTGCTGGTCTGGGAGATAGCCCTACGCGCCTTGCCGATAGCGCTGTTGACTAGGCTTACGAATCGCATGTCAGATGTAGAACCCGTAGTCCAGGAACAGCTCGATGTTGCCTCCACGCAGGTCCCATCCGGTCACACTGGACGTGTACGGCAGGATACGCTCCTGTCTCTGAGCAGCTCGCTGCCTGCGCACAATCCTTGGAGCCGCGTCTCTGGAGCGATTAGCCATGGACTTCATGCGCTCCTCGAGCTCCCTAATGGCAGCTCGGTGGGGCCCAGTGTCCTCTTCTCGCTTCGCCCTGATGGCTACAGCCGCTCCCTGGATAGCGTGCTCCTCCCAGCCGCTGATTCCGTCAAACGTCTCTGAGCCAAGACTGAACACTGGAGGTTGCTGGACGTAGTACAGGCGCATGGTGACTGCCGTGAGCGGAGTACGCATGCCGTAGGTCTCGTTCGGGTTGACCCTGTTGATGGGCCTACGAGGGGCACTGCTGGTGTCCTGAACGTACAGTGTCTTGACCCATCCGAAGTCTGTCAGAGCAGTGGCTGCAGCCCCATTGATGCGCCAGATAGATGCTGTCAGGTCATACTCGCCCTGATTGGCCACCGTGGTGAACTCAGCCCACTTCACGCCATGGCTGCCGAGGCCATGCTTGATGATGTGCTCCCACGTGGAAGCGATGGCAGCGGTCAGCTTGAGGTATATCTCAGCGTCTGACAGGTGAGTGTTGTTCTCTGTGTCAGTGGCCTGACGTGTGCGAGCTAGGAGCTCTGATGCCAGTACGCTACGAGGCATGACTCACCCCAAAAGAAAAGGGCAGGGAAGCCATCTCCAGCCTCCCTGCCCCAGGTTGCACTATCAGTATCCCGAGGTAACGCCGCAGGCCTCGAGCAGAGACCGGAAGGCCTCCACCTTGGCTTCGGGGCTACCAGCCTTGTCAAACAGCCTCATGGCAAGCACCTCAGCGCTTTGCTTGCCCTTGGGCTTCTCCATGTCCATGGACTCCGGCGGCTCGCTCATGGGACCAGAGCTATCCGGTCCACCGTGCGGGTCATCGTTCAGCTCGTCAGGGTCAGGGTCACTCACGCGACCACTGACACCCTTGACGTTCCCGTTCATGCTTTTCTTTACATCAGGGATTACAATGTCCCCGTTGTTGAAGCCTTTTTTGCGCTCGTATTCGTTTTCACCAGCGTCAATATCGAACCCGAGAGCCTTGCCAATCTTGCTGGCCATCAGTTCACCAGGTTGTCAAAGAACGTGGTCTTCAGCTCCACGATGGTACCTGCCGTTGCCGGAGGGTCAGCGAGAGCGGGAGTAACCAGGTTCCAGCACTCAATCTGGATGACTTTGGTAGAACCAACGAAGGTAGCACCGACGTACTTCCAGATTTGCGGGCTGACGGTTGCGATGGTGTGCGTCATGCCGAAGAACCCGGCAAACGTACCGCCCACATCAGTGAACGTGAGCGTGTACAGACCAACACCCTGACGGGTGAGAACTGCACCACGAGCTCCGTTCGTCTTGAGGGGCACCGAGGCACCCGCTCCTGTACCAAGCCAACGAGCTTGCCACTCTTTGGTGAGAGTGCCCTTGTTGGCGAAGCTAGCTGCTCCAGGCCTAGGCATCAGAGCCCCACGTTCTGGAGCCGGACGTGCGGACCAGGGTTCTTGCACTTCAGGTTGCCGTAGAACACGAAGCGAACTTCGTATGCATCAGCGTCCGGTCGGCGCACGAAGTCCATGCCGTCAAGCTTGTTGAGGTGGGGAGCTGCCTTGAGGCTGAAGAGCGAGAACACTTCCGGCTTGAGCAGGAAGGCCGTGTTGCGCGGGCAGAACGGGTCAGCGAGCACCTCAATCGGACCAGCCTCACCCTCAATGGTGACGCCATTGAAGCTGTGCTCCGCCTTCTTGGATGAGGCGCGGTCGTAGATGATTTTGCTCGCGAGTGACTTCTTCATGTTCGCGAAGTCAATGTTGTTGATAGCGAGCACACTGGGGTACCCGATACCCTGGAAGCCGCACTGTGCAGACGCGTCAACAACAGCGTCCTCAGCAGCCCAGCCGGTGTAGTCAATCGCCTGTCCAGCAAGACGGACGGGGTCAGCGTTACGAGCGAGACCGAAGAGGGTACCCGGCGTGGTGCCACCAACGAGGTAGCTGGAGAGCCCGGTGATGACCGTGCTGGCAGCCGTGCTCTGGTCACCAGAGCGTACGAGCCAGTCACCGTTGACTGCCGCGGTCGCATGCGTGCTGAGAGCCAGCGCAAAGGTCAGCGTGCGGTTACGCCGGTCAATACCGGTCACAACAGCGCGAGAGGCTTCAACACGAACCGTGGGAGACGCGCCTTGAGCAGAAACAACCCGGAGGGTCATCCCAAGCTCGAAGTAGTTCATGTTGCTGTTCGCAGCGAGCGTCACCGTGGTGGTGCCGACACCGGACAGAATCTGACCGAGCGTACCGTCACCCGTGCCGTACAGGTACGTGGCAAGCGTGGACATCTCGGTCGTGGCAATGCCGCGAGTCTCGTTGTCCCAGAGGTCAACAAGCGCACCCTCGGACCGGACAGCAGCCTCAGCGGCTTCACCCGTGATACGAGCAACACCATGATGGGTGACGCGCGTGAGGGAGAACCGGAGGTAGTTGCCTTGCTGGATGTTCGCCTGGGCAGTCGCCATATCGGCAGACGACCCTTGCGGGTTGGCGTTCTGAATGGGCACCTGCGCGAGCTCACCCTCGAAGGACAGTTCCTTCGTGATGCGCTTCAGGAGCACAAACATGTCATTGATGGACTTGGGCAGCTCACCCTTGGGGTAGAGCACTTTCAGTGCGGCTTGTGAGCCAGCTACGGTAGCAGTCATTGTCTTTCAGGTTCCGATAGATTGGGGGGGGTCAACGTTCACCGGAAGCCGCGATGGCGGAACGTACCGCTACTCTCGCCGCCTCTAGTCGCTCATCGCCATCGAGGTCCTTCAGACTGTTCCCGAGCGACCTGCGCTCACTGGAACCCGCTGGACTCAACGACCGCTTTCCCGTTGCTCTACCTTGGGTGGGTGTACCCGAATCCGAAAGTGCTGCCTGCGCACTACTTCCTCTTGACTTATACCACCTTGCGGTACGCTCCTCAAGGTACTCAGCAATCTCCGCAAAGGTGGCCTCTTTCCCGGTTGCGTTCCGGTACTGCTCTGCCACCACATCTGCCTGCGCGATGAGGCCCACCTCGTTGCCCTGGTATAGGCCAACCAGATGCTCACACTTGCTAGCTTCAGTAAGAAACTCTCGTTCAACTTGCTGCCTGTACGCCTTCTGCTGGTGGAGCTGGGCTTCCTGTTGCTGACGCTGTGCCTGCTCTGCCTGCTGGCGTTTCCAGTCGTGGAGCTCTTGTATCTGCTGCTCAAACTCCCGCTGCTTCCGCCTGGCCTGCCCCTCAGGGGTGCCGTCCTGGGCGATGTCTAGGATGAACTCCTCTGGGTTGGTCCATCCATTCTCCCGGATAGCCCGAACGGGGTCCTTCTTGAAAAGGGCCATTCGCTCGCGCTCGGCCTTCACCTCGCGCTCTTGCGCCTGGATTCGGGCGTAGTACTGGCGCACCTCAGCTCGTTCGCGCTCGAGGCTTGCAGCGGCCTCTGCGCGCGCCTTGGCGACCTCGCGGCGCTCAGCCAGCGCCTTGCGGAGTGCAGACGCGTCAGGGTCCTCTTTCTGGGTCCGCTTGGCCGGAGCCTCATCCTCCTCGTCAGGGGTTTCGCTCTTCGCGAATTTGCCATCCGCTCCTCGCTCCTTGGGAACGAGCGGGTCCTTGTCCAGTGACTTCTTAGCTTCGCGGGCAGCCTCGCGACCGATACTCTCAGCGTCCTCCTTGCTGGAGCGCTTCGCCTCAGCCTTGGCGTCATCGGCGAGAGCCTTCTTGACAGCTACCCTGGCAGCCTCAAGCTCGCTTGCGTGGTCACCAACAGCAATCTGTCCTGACGTCTGCTGCTCTACCGCGCGGCCGGCTACGTATGTAACGTCATCGCCAGCTTCATTCGTTTCAACGGACACTTCTGACATGCAAAACCTCTAAATATGCGTATCTATGATAGAAAAGTGAACTTCTTCACTGAGGAATGCCGGGCGGCATCGGACCAAGGGGTGAGGGCGGAGGCCCTCCCATCGCGGAGGGGTCCATTGGTGGCCCAGGAGGCATCATTGACGAGTCCATCGGAGGACCAGGCGGAGCTGCCATCGCCGCAGGGTCCATCCCTGGAGGCGCAGCCGGTGGCGCCATCGTATTGGTGGGCTGCCCAGTTGCGGGGTCTATCGGCGGAGGCGCATTCGGGTCAGGAGACCCAAGGCCAGCCTTCAGAGCCAGCGCGTCCTCAATGTACTGAGCCAACATCCCAACCTTCTCCATGTCCGCATCATCGCGAACCCGGTACCAGTTGATGAAGCTGGTCGTCAGCGGCACGATGAGGTCCAGGTTGTCATATGGGAGGGGAGGTAGGTACTTCCCCTTCTTCACCATGAAGTGAAGGTTCTTCAGGATGATTTGCTCGTCTGAGCCAAGGAAGTCCGTAGCTCCACCTACATCGGGCACCTCAAGCATCCGAAGGTAGGTCTGCTTGTCAATGTCGCCGGAGTCACGCAGCTTGCTGAACTGCTCCACCTTGCCAGCGAAGGTCTGCGGCATCTGAGCCATGGGCATCACGCGAAGCTTCATCCGCTTGCGGTCCACCTGTACGTCCTTGAAGGACAGCACCTCCACGGAGGTCTTCTGGCTTCCTGGAGCCACCACGAACAGGTCCTTGCCGTCTGCCAGCAGGTCAGCTGCGTAGTCCAGGGTCATGTATGAGAGGTCAATGATGGCCCTCTCCAACTCCCCGTGGGTCATCGCGTGACGGGCAGTTCCTGCGTCCAGGAGGCGCTCCAGCGCTGGTCCAGAGACCTCACGCAGGGCAGGTGGCAGCTGGTTCTGCGTGTCCATCTGACTGACGCCTAGGAGGGACCGCATCTTGTCTGGTGCGGCAGCGCGCTCCTGGTACACCTCGGGATTCATGGCTGACGCATTCCACTCGGAAAGCATCTCCTTGCCGCCGTTGATCATCAGCACCTGACCAGGCATATCGTCCAGGTGGCTCAGGGTGAGCTCTGCGTTGTTGTGCAGCACGATACGGGGGACGCACATCAGGTCCTGCGCCTCGTCTATCTTGGCGTTCAGCTTGTCATAGTTCTTCTGAGTGGGAGCCAGAATCTGTACAGCAGACTTTCCGTAGTATCCCGACAATCGGTTGCCGTAGCGCATCTCGGTGAACGGGAATCGGTCCCAGGACCACGGCTCATCCACCAGCGTGCAGCCCTTGACCCAGATGACGTGCCTGCCGTCCTTGCGGCCCTTGCGACTAGGTAGGTGCCATGCTTCACGAACGACCAGCATGGTTGTCTTCAGTATGGCTCCTAGGGCCATGTCATCGTCATCATTCGGCCGGCAACCCAGGATGCCATCAATGCGCTCCTGCTTGGTCCCATAGAACCCCGGACCGTCCTCGGCGTAGTCCTCGGCCAGGCTGTACTGGTCTACGAAGTCCTTCTCGTACAGGTTCCTGGGCTTGCCACAGCGAGCCTCAATGCGGTCCACCAGAATGAATCGTGGGTCCACTCGGTGGTATCGAATGGTACAGACTCCGTCCACGTCCTCGTCATGGCCAACTTTGACGAATCCGGTGCCGTAGACGAACATGTCCAGCCCAGCACGCGGCATCGCGTCATAATGCAGCTGAGCGGTGTCCAGCACGCCCTCAAGCCATCGCGAGAATGCCTGAGCTCTAGTCCACTCCTCGTAGTCAGCCTCGTTGGCGGCCACGGCAGGCACGATGCGGTTCTTGAATATCTGAGCGTGCAGAGTCTCAATGGTGCTGCCTAGCTCATTCTGTGAGACCACCTCGTCCCGAAGAACAGAGAAGTCATCCCCCTCACCGAACATGTCCGGGTCAGCTCCGTACAGGCGAGCGTACTCCCTGTAGGCCATGTACCGGCTCTGCTGGTCAGACTCCATCTGCTTGACCAGCGTGTCCAGAATCTCGTGTGGGTGCTTCCCTATCTCACTTGCTCGCCACCATTCGGCGTCTGTGGCTTCATGTGTCCTGGGGGCACGCTTGGGCATACCAAGCACATACCATGCCAGGACATGCTATTCAACGAGCGGTTCTGGCAAACTCGGATGCAATATGCAAAGCGCGCCCCATCAGCGCCATAGCGTTCTCCCTGAGCTCCATTGCGCGGACAGCACATTCCTCTGCTTCCACGAGCTGTACCAGGGCGGCTTCCCGGTATATTTGCACCATCTGAACGATGTATGCGCGCTCATCGTCTGCTTCGTTCAAAGAAGCAGCCATCGGGTCGGCGCTTTCCTCGGTACTTGTTTCTGACTTCTCGCTCTGCATTTTTCAGCGCCTTGCCTTCAAGGGACGCATAGTACGCATTGATTCTGCGTGCGCACTCCTGGTTGTACTCAGCCGAGCCCACAACCATGTCAATTTTATCGCTCTTTACCTTGCCGTACGCCAGCCGGTGTACAGCCAAAACCCATGCCGAAACGAGGTCTCCGTGACCAAGACCAACCTTTCTCGGAATCTTGATGCTCAGACTGCCGCCGGGAGCGGGCTTCGCGGTGACCATCTTTGCCTGGGCGATGAGCCTGGTGGTGAGCTCGGTCTTGGGGAGCTGTATCTTCCCCTCCTGGAGCACGGCTCTGACTCGGGAGAAGGTATCCTGCTTGCCGGTCATCCCATCGGGAGCGTCCACAAGGGCAATGCCGTTGTCGGAAAGATGCTCCTTGAACGACTCCCTGTAGTGTCCATCCCCAAGGATGTAGGTGCATCCGTATTGCTTGGCTACCGATGCGAACTTGGCGAAGACCACGGAGGGCTTCAGTGGGGCTCCGGGCTTTGGGCGCATCTCTACCACTGCGACAGTGTGGTACTTGGTCCCGTCATACTGACAGACGACCAGGGTTGAGCTGTCGTTCTTGAACCCAAGGTCACTGGCGGCAACCGTGGGCCACAGCCTGTTGTATGGCCCAAGGTAGCTCGAGGTGACCATTGCGCCGTCCTCCTTGGAGTAAGTGCCATCCGTTGGTGAAACGGCCGTAGATAGCAACGTGGGGTCAAAGAAGCCCTCGCCCGTGATGCCGTCTATCTCGCAGTCATACTCGCGCCTGCAGTTCTCTGGGTCCCGTGTACGCTCATCGTTTACATTGGCAACAACGTCAGGATTGTCCCCTCGCACCAGCAGCGTGGGAGCCTTGATGGCTACAGCATCCTCGCACTTGCCCCAGTTGCGCTCAAACATGGAGCCCATGAGGGTCTCAACGGGCCAGGGGGTGCTCACCAGCATGCCCTTGCCGTTGTTGACCAGGCGAGGCTTCAGGGCCCTAAAGATGTCCGTGTCGCTAACGGAGTAGCTTCCGCCACCGTCCCCGTTTGAGGTGAAAAAACACGCTTCATCTAGCAGGAACCCCAGAATTGTGCGGCCTCGCACCGAGCTGCCGCCTCGGCTTGCGGCGAAGGCCTCTATCTTGACCTGGATGCCACCAGCTCCTGGCCGGCGGAGCGTGATGGAGGTCTTCTCGTCTCCTACAACCAGGCGCTCAAGCGCTGGATTGGAGCGGATCATCTCCCTGCACATGCTGATGGCCAGGGCTGCAGTGGGCCTATCTGGAGCCACCGTAATGACGTACGGGGTATCTCCTGGACCCACAGTGACGTCTTGGCAGACAGCTACGTACACGGAGTACGCGGCACACATTGTGGTCTTGCCAGAGCCGCGTCCAAGGAGCAAGCACACGAACCGCTTGGCAGACTCAGATACCCTGGTCACGCCTCCGAACATCACCCGGGCAAGCTCGCACTCTTCTGGGTCATACAGGTCATCGGGGTCCATGCCTCCGAACGCTACCTTGGCGATTACGAGCTGCCCCGGGCTCAGCTTCAGGTGCAGTACTTTAGCGCAGAACTCGTGAAACGGAATGATGGAGGGCTTTCTAGCCATGCATCATACATACCATCATGTGCCCCATGCAGGATTCGAACCTGCGTTTCCGCCGTCCCTCGAGGTAGCAAACGGTTGTCCTGAGCCGCTAGACGAATGGGGCAAGAAAATTGACTCATGGCATGACTCAAATCTGCAGTAGACCGTTGCATGAATATCTGCAGATACACTGCGCACAGGCGTCCACCTCAGCTATCTCCACGAGTCAGTCCCAAACCAAGGAATCGAACCCTGTTCGCGATTTGCGCGCCTGGTTTACAGTCAGGCCTCCGTCCATCGGAGTTGTTTGGGTAATTGGCTCCTGCACCCGTGAAGTGCTTTTGCGAACAAGGCGCGGAGTAAACCTTGTGCTTGTCAGGTGATTGACGTCACCAGCTTCGCCACAGCATCATTGATATCCGCGACAGCCTTGTCAACTGCCGCCACGTCCGCAGGAGCAACCTGAGACGCCTTCAGTGCATCAACCTTGGCAACAACCTCGGCAACCTTGGAGGAAAGAACGGCAACGGAAGCGGATAGCGCATCGGTGGATGCTGACATGGCTTTGATTTCCTGATGGATGGATGAGAACAGCACGAGAACTATAGGAAGCAAGCAAGAGACTGTCAACAGCACACGGTCAGCGCTCATTCTCATGCTCCATGTACTGCGTCAGCCATGACGGGAGCGGCTTCCCGTTGGCATCGCGCTGCCCCACAGATGGTCCGTTAGACAGGCTTGCCGAGTGCTGTGCGGCATTCTGGTCAATCAGCTCGTTGGCATGCTTGATGAGCTCGTCAGGGGTCATCTGTCGGTCCGCGCGCACCGGCGGCGCCTGCTTCATGGCCTGGGCAGCGCTGGTCCCGCCCATACCCTGACGGTCGTGCGGGTGCACGTATGACGGAGCTGGTCCAGACAGTGACGCGTGTTGTACGGATGGCTTCTCCTGAGCTTTCTTCAAGCCGTCCCAGTGGAGCTCGTGCCCCTCTGGTTCATACAGGTAGTCCACGTCACCCATCAGAAGCTCGTTGCCGGAGCCTGGTTGAGCTCCTGGTCAAAGCGCTTCTGGCCCTTCGTGGTTCGGTAGGAGAAGTTGGGGTTTGCCGTCAGAAAGTGCACGGAAAGCAGGTCACCCTGCTCGTCCACAATCTGTGCGTTTGCGGGTGTAGCCTGGAGCGTAGCGAGCGCGGTTCGGTAGCGCTGGTTGGAACCGCTGGTGACCAGCGTGGTTGCGGGGAATGCCGCAAGGACTGCAGCAACCGCCATAAGCTGCGTCAGTGCGATGTCTCGGACTTCGTTGGATGCGATTGATGTAGGCATAGGCTCACGTTAGCTCAGGTGGAGGAATCGCACAATTGGAAGCGCTTCTGGTACTCGCCCCCGATAACCCTGTGCGCATGGTACCTGTTCACTCCAAACTCTTGAGCTATATCCCTCTGAAGCATTCCGCACCCAGCCATGAACTTCATCAAAAGCACGTCAATTTGGGACAGCTTTGAGAACGAGCGCCCCTTCTTTATCATATCGTCAGAGTTGGACTTGTCCGTCCCAAGAAACAGGTGTGATGGCTCAACGCATGCCCTGTTGTCGCAAGCGTGGCAAGCCAGCTCTCCAGAATCAAGCAACCTACCCAGCTTCCACCCCAGCGCAATCCTGTGAGCCCAGTGCTCGAGGCCACAGAATTGTACCCTTGCATACCCACCCGTCCCAACCGATAGAAACTCAAGGCATCCGTTTGACTTTCTTTCAATCTTGTTCTTGAGCGGCCTACCTGTCTTCATGCGACACTCGGTTCAAAGAAGCTACACGTGTTGATCGCGTTCTGGACGTGCTGCCAGGTGTGGGCGTCATCCCTGCGCTGGATGTTGTACGGGAATTCAAGCTTCATGACGGCCTCCTTGCCGTGGCACCAGGCGCGGATAGTGACCACCTCCTGTCCCACATCCTCAACGTTCACGCGGTCAACGTCTCGGTGGCACGTCTGGCATACAGGCCAGTGTGAGCGCTTCACGTCACCGTATACGCGAGGTACGTACACCCCGCTGCGGTTCTCGAAAGCACGCTTGCGAATCTGTGGGAGCAGCTTTGCCTTGCTCCATGATTGGTCAGACATCTTCCTTACCCCTAGCTGACCCTGACAGCTCCGCTACGAGCACCAGAAGGTTACCCTCTGCCATGGCAAGGACAGCCTCTCCAGACGATTCTGAAGGCATCCTGGGCCTACGAACCATGGTTCTCAGGTTGGCACTCATGCAGGTACTGCGCCTCACCGCATCACCTTCCCACCGAGCCTCAGACGCCACGCCTGGATGAACAGTCGCAGCTCGTTGACAATGTTGGTCCATCCCCACCACCTGTAGGTCGTAAGAGCGTTCTGCACCTCTCGGTTGGCCCT